AGTACGAATCCTAACTAGTTCGTTATGCGGTATTTCAGGTAAGCCGTCATCTTCTGCTTGTTCAACAGCAGCATAGTCAGGCGGTCCTTCACTTGCAGTTGTTCTTCTAAGAAACTTGTCGTCACCATCGTCCATTACAAATGATGTACCTCCGAGTCTGCTAACAAATGCTCCAGCAATCTTGTGTTCAAACTTACCTACTCTGCCTTTTCTAGCATTAGGCCGTTTGTCTATAGGACCGGGAGTACTAATACCAAATACTGCACTAGGTATTTCTCTTCGAGCACTAGATGTAGTAATGCCACGGATGTCGTCTTTAAGCAGGCCTTGGTCCGTTAATGTTGTCTGTAGCGGGCTTGCGGGTTTAGGAATCTATGTAGGATCAGTTGTAGATGCCTGTGTTGATTTATTATACTCCGCAACTGGTACACGTTCTTCTTCGCCATCAATGTGAAACGATGTTGCAGCGTGTCCCGGAACTTGAAAGTTCATAGACTCGTCAGGAACACAGCCAATCCAATAACCTTTTCTTGGATCGCCATCAATGAACACAACCATAACTATGGTACCTACATCGGGAGGTATCATCCACATGCCGTAACTTTTTTGTGTACTGCCGTAGTCATCTTCTTCGCCTACATACTCTACACTAGTTTGGCCAGCAAACGGGCTTAGATATTTTACTTGGTGCAGTTGTCCTTCTTTACTGTCGTCGTTACCTACTTCGTGCAACATCTGCACTTCTAGTAATCCCATGTACGTAGGATCTAAGTGGCTGACAATCTTAGCCAAATAAGGGCCAGGGCTTGTCTTTTCACTACCGCCTGCTGATCTTGTTTCTTCTGCCATACTCTACCTTATTCTACTCCGGGGGTTGATGTGATGCCGCCTTCGTTGTCAGTTACCAATGTTGATCCGTCGTCAAATGTTTGTATGCTTGATCCGTCGTCAAACACTTGAGTTGTTGGGTCAACAATCGCTGGACCTGGATCAAATGCAAGTCTAGGTGGTTTGGTGCTTTCAACTTCTTGGCCTTTCAATCTAACCATTTTTAAAACTTGTGTAAACTTGCCGCGCTGAAATGTTGAGTCAACTGTTAGCACTTTGTAGATGCCGCTGAACTGTGATATGCTAGTGCTGGTAAAATCATAAAGGCCAGTACCTTGATTAATGTCAACTGGCGTTCTAAAGTTTAAGTTAATATGTACTTCACCCGATTGCCAATCCATTGCACCATCACTGTTTATGTAAGGGTTATCAGTTGCCACTGCACTGTAGTTTCCAACTCCGCTGTCTCCTAGATAATAAGGATCACCTAAAATAGTTAAGTCTAACGAAATCATGTCAACACCCGATGTAACAGCATCGTGAAACTGTCTAGCAGCAATACTGGCATTGTCATCTAGGCCACCACCGCCTTTGTATGCTGTACTGGTTAATACACCGTCTTTCAATACAGTAGTTGGTATTTGACCTTTTGCAGGCGCTTGCCCGTCTACTGGTGCAGTACTTTCGTCACCGCTGGTAGCGCCAGATGCTTGTTCTTGTATTTTTGCGTCACCTGTGTTTTTGCCGCCATCGCTGTTCATAGCAGTATAAAATCCTGCATTAAAAGAAATATCCCAATCAATAATATCAACGTTCTTACCTGTGTAGATGTAGTTGTATTCTTTAATAACTTTCTTTTTAATATCTTCAGTACCCGGGTTTGGCGTGTTGGGTGGTAAAAACACACTAGCTGATACATAGTAAGGAACTACTCTGTAAACTACCAACTTAGGCTTAACACCTGTCTTGGCAATGTTAGCGTCTGTTGGGATATAATAGAGATGTGTTTCAACACGCCACCATTGTACCATTCCTCTGTCGGGGGTAATCTGACTAAGGGCAGATCGTCCGTATTCACTCATTAAGATAACTTGATTGATTGCGTTTATAACATCGCTGCCTTGTGCAAACTTAAACTCACCTTGGTTAGGATTTATTGTTATACCGCCTCGAACATATGTTCCAGTCTTTTCATCGTATGATAAGTTGTCTTTAGCAAACGGAGTTGACCCTTTATTATAAAGGTTAAAACCCATGGTGCTGTTGCCAATATCATTCATAGTGCCTTCAACTTGTACTTGAGTTTTGTTAACACTGCTTTCTACAACACCTAACTTTTTAAACAAGTCCCTATCGGCGCCCGAAGCATTTGGATTAACTGTTGCAGACGTATCGCTTTCTTCATAGGGGTCGCCGTAGTAGTCTCCAGTTTTTAAATCTTTAGGAAAACTAATCAATATCTGGTCAGCTACGTTAACGTCTTTGCGTTTAACTGCTTCTTGTAAGCGATCATTTAGTACACGTTGTAAACTCTTCTCACCAGTTTGTAACATCTCTTTAACTGATTGCCCGCTAATAGATACGTCAGTTTTTAGTTGCGAGTATGTTGTTGAATAGGCTTTTTCGTTAAACGGATATGCTTCGATTGTATATTCAGATCCTTTGCCAGTGACTTTCATATCGAGTGTCATCAGTTTCAAAGGAAAATATTTTGTTGTCTTGTCTATTTGTACGTTTTGCATGTTCGCGTCAATATGACCTTTAAACTCTAAGGTCATTAATAACGGCATGTCAAGGTAGTTTTTATGTCCTGCTGTCAATGCACTGGCTTGTAATACTTCAAAGAACAATCCCATACTCATAGGTTCTATAATCTTAAAACTAAATCCCGTAGCATTGGTATTTCCTGATTTTTTATCAAAGCCAATACTACTTGAGATACGCAAGTCTTCAATAAAAAACTCAAAACTACCTGTGGGATTAAAACTAGTTTTGTAAGGTGTAGGAACTCTATCGCCGGGACTGCCACTGGCACTTTTTAAAATCAACGGACCAAGAATGCCTTTGCGATAAGTTTCGTTGGGGAAGTTAATCTGTGCATCATCCAACACACTCAGTGTAAACAAGTAGTTTACAGAACTGTAATAGTGTAAAATATTAGGAACTGTTCCTGTAATCCCAGATGATGTCTTTGTTATAGATGATGCTAGATTGTCTGCTAGGTTGCCGGGGCCATCAAGAGCAGCTCGCGCATTATCTAGTGCAGACTCTATTTGTGCTGCGCCGGGGATTGCACTAGTAATATTACTAATGTTGATGCCAAGACCCGAGGTAACTGCATCTTTAGCTTTGCTCAACATTGAGCTTGCTTGATTTAGGCCTTTGGCTAGTCCTGTGTCGCTTAGTGCTTTCTTAGCAGCATTGCTAATGGCAGTTGCACCCTTGTCGAGATCGAATCCGAATCCCATATTATAGTCCCAATACTTTAAACAAACCTGATCTCTTTGGAATAAAGATTTGAGTTCCTGGAATAAAATCGTAGATTGGATCTTGTATCACATCAAGATTGCGTTGCGTAAACACCCACCACAGCTTAGAAGTTCCATATAGGTCATAAGACAACAAGTCTGGTCTATAGGTATACTGCGGTTCAATAGTATAGAGAAAATCATCTGCTTCTGCGGCCACTGGTCTAATGCTCAGCGGGTTTAGATAGTTCTGAGTGAGCTGCGTTTTAAACCAAGGGCTAGTGTTGGAGTACGTTGCCATTAAATGTAACCTCCAGATACATATTCACCTGCAACAAACTTTTGCAAACTAAATGTTTTCATATTTTGTCTACTGTATATTGGTTGCACTGTGATACTTATGGAGCTCTTTGTTGGAACCCAGCTGTTACCGGATGTAGCAAATGCGCCACCGCCTGATACAGTCGACACGGGACCTAACATCTTGCTGACGCTAGCAACGGCTCCTCCGATAGCTCCAATAGCTCCTAATGCATTGGCAATTTTATTAGCCCCTAATGCTCCAGCAAGGCCGGCAAAGCCTATGGCAGAACCTGCTAGGCCTGCAAGAGATGCAGCAGGACCACCGCCGCCTCCAGATGCAACATTACCTGCTACAGCTACGCTGGTATTAATATAGTTTGCGTCTTGCGGTAGATTAACTGAAAAACTTTTTACAACTACCGGTACGTTTTTAAACACATAATCACCATAGCCGTTCAATGTAAGTATAGGTGGTGGGTTACCTGTTAAGTCGCCTTCACCGGTAAACATTTTAGTTGCACTTCGAAGCATATGCACTGCTGCTAACCAATAAAGTGCCTGGGCGCCGTCCTCAACGTTGAACGGTGCTTCTATTTGTATGTCACTTGCTCTGCTGTTTTGGTAATAGATAAAGCCGTAGTTTTGGTGTGTTAACGGTTGTTCTTCATAACTGGCAGTACTGGAAATGGTAATGCTGGGAGTATAGGGGAATATTAATCCGCCGGCTTGTACCAACGGTGCCAATACTGGACTACTAGAGAACGAAGACGGTATACTAAGGCGTACCCGCCAATCGCTAGACGCATCATTTCCACCAAACGACGCAGTTGCGCCCAACATACCAACGCCTGCTTCGCCACCTTTTGGAAGGTTTAAACTTCGTAATGAGGAGATCAGTGCCGCTGGATTAGATAAATTATTAAGCGCACCGGCTAACTTGGATGCTGTACCAAATGCTCCGGTCACTGCGCTAAACGCTCCGCCGACTGATTTAGATATTGTGTTTAAACCCGAACCGAGATCAAATGCCATCAGTTTCTCCTTTTTGTCTATTATTTAGTTGACAAAATAAACCGCGTAGTTTATAATAGTAAAGAACATAGGAATCATATGAAAGTAAACTATCTAAACAACAAAGATTTGTTAGACGAGATTCACAAGAGTAAAAATACATTTTGTACATTTACCAAACCAGAGTATCATCGGTACGATCTTATTTTACCAAATGTAGATAAAATCAACATACGTACAATAGCCGAAGCTAAAAGAGCACAGGCAAAACGTATGAGCCAACAGGCATACGAAGCTAAGAAATCGGCAGGCATTAAGGTAAAACAAGCTGAATGCGAAGTGGACTATAAGAAGATTGGCAAAGGCGATGTAGTGTTTCGAATCATGACTTTTGATCATATTCCACTTAACAGTACACGCAAGAAAAATCCTAAAAGCCTTGCTGATCATAGAGATAAAGTTAACTTTCCACCATTCCAACATTGGAAGTTTGATGAAAATGACATACTGGTATGTGTGGGTAAAAGTCATTGGAAGGGCGATTTAGAAAAGGGCAAGTTCAATAAAGACCACGGGCAAATCACAAATACGCTGGCTCGTATGTACATTAAACTGTGTGAACGCTATGCTACTCGCGGCAACGTTCGCGGCTATACCTACAACGATGAAATGAAGGGACAAGCCATTTTACAGCTAACACAGATTGGTTTACAGTTTGATGAGAGTAAATCAGATAACCCGTTTGCTTACTTTACTGCTGCCGTTACCAACAGCTTTGTTCGTATTATTAACTTGGAAAAACGAAATCAAAACATTCGCGACGACTTGTTAGAAATAAACGGAATGAATCCTAGCTACACTAGAACCGGTGCCGGAGATCATGCACACGCTATGAAACGTTTTGAAGCAAATGAGGATTGACCTTTTGCTAAAAAACCTTTATACTATAGCATTGGAGACAGATATTGAGTAATTTATTTAAAAAAGTAGCCTGCTTTACGGATATTCACTTTGGATTAAAATCAAATAGTAGTGTCCACAATCAAGACTGTGACGAGTTTGTAGATTGGTATATTGCCAAAGCAAAGGAGGAAGGATGTGATACAGGTATCTTTATGGGTGATTGGCATCATAACCGCAATAGCCTTAATATCACTACAATGGATTATAGCTTGCGGGCCCTGGAAAAGTTGGGGCAGGCGTTTGATCAGTTCTATTTCTTTCCTGGTAACCATGATCTTTATTACAAAGACAAACGGGACATACACTCTGTGGAGTTTGGAAAATATATTCCTGGTATTACTATTGTACACGAGCCTACTACTATTGGAAATGTTACCCTATGTCCGTGGCTCGTTGGGGATGAGTGGAAGGCTGTAGGCAAGAAAGGTAGCAAGTATATATTTGGACACTTTGAATTGCCTAGCTTCTTTATGAATGCCATGATTCAGATGCCGGATCACGGTGAGATTCAACTTGATCAGTTTAGCGGATACGAACTAGGATTTAGCGGACATTTTCACAAGCGACAAGAACGACAGAATATGCACTACATTGGTAATGCATTTCCTCATAACTATGC